ACAATAACGATATCGCCAATTCTTTCATAAAGGCAAGTTGCAGATTTTATTTTATCAATCTGAGTAGAGTACGGAGTAAGAGTAGCTGTGCCGAGTTCGATATTTGACGAATCGTATTTAGTCGCCAAGGCGGTTTTATCGGCTTTAACAAGCAGAGCATTGTAAACCGTACCACTTGTGAGATAACACGGGCTGTTATTTTTTGGCTCGCTGTCAAACGGCATTGAATCGAGCTTTCGGGCAATACTCTTGTCTGTTTTATCAAGCCTTGCTCCGAGTGAATTTTGACCGCCTCTTGCCGTGGCTATTTCGGTTTCAAGTGCAATTGCCCCGTCTGTTGCCCGTTCAATCCCCTCGTCCATATGATTGAGGTTATCGGCAGTCAGCGGAGTTGCTGTTGAGGGAGTGTTTTCCCAGTTCATTCGTGTGTATTTGTTCAATTTCTATTCTCCTTTCGCTGTGATTTTGTCTGTGAGTGCCTGTATGCCCGTAAGCTCTCTCGATAACACATATGATGTCACGGTTGCGGTTTGCGGAGTGCCGTCAGCGTTATATGCATAGTTGCCGTCAGCGTCGGTTACATAATATTTAATCTGTATCATATCGCCAGGTTCAACCCACAATCTACCGTCAAGGGTTGCCTCGATAGGCTTATAAATTTTATGGTGTATTCGCTTGCCCGTATCGCCTGAAAACAGATTTTCAAACTTATGTATCCACGCACCGCCTTCGTTATCGTTTTCCTGCCATACAAGAATGTTATCTGTCATATCATAGGTTTTACCGCCTAAAAACTTGTAGCTACGCACCTTTGCGGTTCGTGTAGCACCTCCGATTGCAAAGTCAATAGTCCCGTATGTACCGCTTGATTTTTCGTCAGCGTTGAATGCCTCGTAAAAGTCATATTTTTCTGCTTTTGTTGTATCGGTTTTAAGGTTGACAAAAACAATATTACCGCCTTTTCGGTTATCGGGTTTAACAAAAGCAAACACACCGAGCATTTCCGCTGTATAATTAAGCAATTGACCGTAATTAACCTTTTCGGAATCATCAAGCCATACTTTGTTAAAAATTTTCATATTCTTAACAGTCAGATTCTCAACCTTGTTGATAACCTCGTTAAGTAAACTGTCGGATAAAAAATGGGCGTCAGGTAGACCGCATAGGTTAGTAAATTTTTCAGAAACCATTGCCAACAGTGCATAGACCGAAGTGCTGTTAGAATTGTTATTCCAGAGCTTTTGCAGAGCGTTTGTACAGTCGGTTTCATAAAGCTGTGAAATCACATCATAGGCGGTTATGCTGATTTTGTTCTGATCCGTTTTATTGACCTCGGCTTTGTCAATCATACCGTTAAAAATGCACCACGACTTTGTTGTCACGGCTTCGCCCGGATAGAGTGTGTCGCTTGGATATAATGAACTGCTCGGCAGTATCGGAGAGCCTGACGGAAAAGTTTGTGTCAGCTTAACTAAAATCCAACAACCGACAAGTTTTGAAACATCAAAGGTTCTGTCAACGGTGTTCAGCAATCCGATTTTAAATTCGGAAGCAATGCAACCGCCGAACTTTAATTTGTTTTCGTCACAAATCGACTGTTTAAGGCTCATACTTTCGCTTTCAATGTTGGTTTCGGTGATGACATCAAATTTGCTGTCAGATGAAAAGATTTCGAGCTTGTTTGAAATCAGCTCGTTAATAATTTTCTGCTTATGCGTACTTGAAACGGATAGCAATCTGTCACCCCCTTAATACTCAATAAAAGTGAAAGTCACGGCATTGTATATGATGTTGTTTTTGGTGATTTTCTTGACCTGATAGGTGATGTCGGGCATATAGGCGGTCATTGTGCGATATGCAAGAAGTTCGTCGTCCCAATACTCGACACGGATTTTACGCTGTTGAGAGTTATCCCACGAACTATTCAAAGCACTTCTAATCGACTGCATTTGTGCAAGGGTGAGTTCATCAACGGTTGTAAACTCAATTTTCGACTTGTAATTCGGCGAAGTAGTGCGGTGCAGAAGGTTGTTGCTGTCACGGTATGCCTTAATTTCGGTTCTTTGGAGTGGAGTGCCGTTGTAGTTATCCTTTGCAATAAGCTCGTGCGGAAACAGCTTACCACTCTTAGGAAACCTTATTAAGTAACCTTTAAAATTTGCCATGTCATCATCTCCTTACGCAAAAGCCGATTTACCTGTGCGTTTTTTCTGCTGATTATTTTCATCAACAACAGTTTCAAAAAGCACTCTGCCGTCAGGCATAGTTAAAGTAATATGAATGTCACCATTGCCAAAATTGCCCTTTGCCTCTGCAAGAACTTCCGCCATAGCCTTTTTCATAGTTGAAATCGGCGAAACAACCTCAGCCTCACGCTTGTTATCACCGAGTACGGCAAGAAATTCACCGTAATTTGCCGGAACAACCGTGCCTGTGGCAAGTCGGGGAACCGTAATGTTAGGCAGTCCGACATTGCCGTTTATGCCCCCTAACGCTTCATAAGCAATCTTTGCCGCTGTACTCATTCCGCCTGAAATAGCACTGCCGAGACTGTTGAACGGACTAACAAAATTGTTGATAAAGCCTTCCGTTTTGCCCAAAATCGAATTAAAAGAATTTGTAAACACATTTCCCAAGCTGTTCATACATACCATAAGGTGAAGCTTCATGGAATTAATACCATTAATCAATCCTTGCATAACATATACACCTGTTTTGTATGTTTTCTTTGACGGTGAATGACAGTCCACACCGTCTTTGCCGTTAAGAGCGTCAAGATATGTAGAGGCTGTTTCAAGACCTTTTTTTCTAACATCTCCGATATATTCCTTGACACCTGTAGACATGCCAAAAACCATATTCTTGCCCGAATCCTTAGCCGCTTTGGTAAGATTATCCAAAGACTTCCATTGAGATTTTTGAACCTGTTCGGTGCTGATAAGGCCTGCATTGTAAGCCATAAGAACCGCAGAGGCATCACTGTAATTACCGTTTACAACTGCCTGCATTCGCGCAAGGTCTGAACTGTTAAGCTCAAGCTGTGCCGCCTTTTCACAGGTTTCATCGTAACCTAAACTTGCTTCGTCAAGTTTGCTTTTCAGTTCTTCGTATTCATCTTTCAACTTTCCGTAAGAGGTGTTTGCTTTTCGGTCAACACTCTGTAATGTCCAAAAATCAGGAACATCTAAATTGAGATTATCATAGTTCCATTTTTCCTTAAATTCATCAAGAGCCTGTTGCGCTTGTTTGTACTTAACAGCCGCATCACTTACGCTCTTGTTTGATTTAATCATCGCTTTTGAATTTTCTTCCATAAGGTCAGAAATTGCACTTGAACTTGCAACCTGCTTGTACTTCAAAATAAGTTCGTCAAGTTTTGTTATGATTTCATCGGTATTACCATTTATACGAATTTTGCCTTTATCATCTTTTGATATGTACTTATCCCAAGCTTTTTCAAATTCAGGGTACTTGTCAGAAAAATACTCGCCGATAGTTTCAAGCTCTGCCTGTTCCTCAGGCGTGAGATTAGCCTTTTGCAAGAGTTCATCAAGACGCTCTTTGTAATTGTCAATAACTCCCATATCCGTGGAAGTATTATCAAGCGATTCTTTGATTTCGTCGCATAAAGTGCTGACATCTTCTTTACACTGATTAACTGCATCAACATAACCCTGCATTTCTTCTGTTGCCTGTTTAAACCCGAGCTTTTCAAGTTCTTCGTCATTAGCAAGTTTAATAGCAGTCACAAGACCTGTCAGCGCACTTGCAACACCGCCTACGACAGCAAGGACAGGGTGCGTTCTAAAAACAGTAACCATACCGTCTATTGCGTTTTTTATCCTGTCTATGCCTTTTGCAATAGCTTGTGCAGTTTTAAAAATCACAAGAGCTGTGCCGAAACTGACTAATGCTCCTGCAAGCGCCTGCAAAGCGTCTGCACTTATTGAACCTACCATTTTACCCAAAAGCTCTAACGCTCCTGCAAGGGCTTCTACAAGTTTCGGAACTGCTTCTTCAATTGTCCATTTTGCAAGTGGGAGAAGAATATTCTTGTATGCCTGTTTCAGCTTATCTCCGCAGGCTTTGAGCAAATCCCTGAACGCCTGTCCGAGGTCGGCAACAGCTGATACAAGCGGTGACAAATCAAGACTTTCAAGCCATTCAAGGCGAATCTCTGACATATCGCTCAAAAAGCCTGTGATATCTTCAACAATGCCAAGGATTGCTTCCCAAATCTTTTTGCCCGATTCATTTTTGTCCCAAGCCTGTTTAATTTTAGTCCGCAGAGTTTTGGTGTAGTTGTTGCAGTTTTTGATAATATTCAGAATATTAGTCCAAATTCTCACACCGGTGCCGTTATTCCAAACCTTGCGGAAATCCTCTGCAATCGTATTTACAAGTTCAAGCAAGCTGTTCCATTTGTCGATAATGGATTGCACAACCTCGTCACCAAGTCCTGCCTTATTCCAAGCCTTTGTAAACGCTCCCGAAATATCACCGATGATATCAAAAACATTTTTCAAAAGCTGTTTGATGTTTCCGATAATCTTTTCGCCTGTGCCGTTTTTCCACACTCTCTTCCACGATTCACCGATTGAAACAAAAGCATTTTTCAGATTATTCAAGGCTCTTTTAATGCTGTCAAAAACCTTGTTTGTACGCTTTTCAATCGCTGTTGCGGCAGTATCAAGTGCGTTAACTGCGGCTTTAGAGGATTTCTTTGTGGGGCTGTTTACTGCTGTGCTGTCATCTGATGAACTGTTTTCAAGGCTCATCACATTGAGCCTGTCAAATCCTTGAAGATTGTCTTTAATTTCCTTTGTCTTTTTCGATGTTGTGGCAAGTGCAGAGTTTGCACTCTTTGTTTCATCGGTGAGGTCTGTCATTTCAGAGCTTGCGGAATTTGCGGAATTGTCGGTTGCAGATGAATAGCCGAAAACCTGTTCCGTAAAGCTTTTGAATTTTTCCGTTGCAATATCTAATTTTTCGATAAAGGAATTAAAATTTTTTAACAGCGGAGAAAACACATTGATAAGACCCTGACCGAGTGTTGCTTTCAGACTGTCAAGTCGGAGCTGTAAAATTCTTGTCTGATTCGCCCAACTGTCCTGCGTTCGGGCAAAGTCACCCGTCGCATTGGCAAGCTGGTCTTGCACAAACTTGTAACGCAATGTTACTTTTTCGGCTTCAGTCATTTTAGCTGTGGTCTTACCGTAACCGTTTGCAAGGGCATAGCTGTCAAGCGCAGTCTGTGTCATTACGATGCCTAAATCTTTTAAAGTTTCGGTTTCGCCCGAAAATACTGATTTAAGTTTTGTATAGGCTTCGTCCTGTCTGATGTTGTAGAATGAAGCAACATCGCCTGCAAGTCCTGTCAGCGTGGTTGACATATCATAGGCTTCTTTCTCTGTAAAACCGAAAGCCTCAGCCATTGAGCCGAAAGTACCGACATACCGCTTTGCCATTGTTTCGGACAAACCAAAAGAATTAGCTGCACTTTTTGCCCACTTGTCAACCTGTTTGGTCATTGCCGGAAAAGTAACATCAACAACATTCTGCACCTCCGCAAGGTCAGAACCAAGCTCAATGCACTCTTTGCCGAAATTTGTAATTGCATAAGTGCTGAAAGCAACAGCGGCAGTCTTTGCAAAGGTCTTAAGCTGATTTTTTACCCTTTCGATTGATTTGGTAACAGTAGTATTAACCTGTGCCAAACCGCCGTTAAAACCCGATGTATCAAGTTTCGTGTCAAAATTCAGATAACCGTCAACTGCCAAATTTTCACATCCTTTCATTTAAAAATGGGCATAAAAACAGCGCACACCGTTATGATGTACGCTAATAAAATTTTGCAAAAGAACAGCCACCCCCGTTTGGAGTGGCTTTTTCGTTTTATTCAATCATTGATTTCAGCTCATCCATATGCTCTGTAACACTTGCGACTTTATCAGTGCCAAGAGAATATTTAGCCAAATCTATCTCACCGTTAATCCAACGGTCATTATCAGTTGTCGGAAGATTTTCATTTTTCAGAATATAATCGCCGAGGTCATTTTCAATCTCATCGAGCTTTGCTTCTGCTTCTTCGGCAGTAAGTGTTCCGTCAACATAACTCTGCATATATTGAATGGCTTTTTTTGCTGAATTGATTGCAACATTGCTGTACTTAGCCACCTCAGTTGTTAACATTTCGGAAGTTTCAGCCTTTATATCGGTGTTTGAACTGCTTTCCGCTGTTGTACCACAGCCAACAAGCGATACTGCAAAAACTGCGGTTAATGCTAACGCTATGAGTTTTTTCATCATTCATCCTCCTAAATGTTAAAACAATATAGTTTTTGCTTAATCATACACTAACATTTAGAGAATGTCAACAATATGTGATAAGATACTACACTACACAAGCGAATTTATGAAGTCAAGTTCCTCTTTATCTTCGGCTGTGAGTTTGGGCTTTAGGTCGATAAGTTCTTTATGTTCATTGTAGAAATCCCGTTCGGTTTTGTCGAGCTTCTTATGCTTTGCCTTTTTGGTGCGTATTGAAATCACCTGTGTAAACAAGCCGTCACCCACTTCATTGAACAAGCCGAGAAAAGTCCACCAGTGCATATAATCGACTGTGCGCGTTTCCGCTCCTGCAACCTTATTGAGAGCAGGGAAGATTATATGTCCGTCCTGTTCCCAATCAAGCACACGGACGGGGAGCTGTTTGCCCTGCGGAATATCTCCGCCGTCAAGATACCAAGTTGCCCTGTCAAGTGCCTTTTGGTAATTTTTGGGAATTTCCTTGTAAAGGCACTCGACACACACTCGGCATTTTTCAAAATCGTTCAGATCATCGTCTGCATAGGCTTTGAAAATCAGCAGAGCAACACGGAAGTCGGAATTGATTTCGTAATTTCTGCCGTCAACCTCAAGGCTTTTCGGCAGTAATTCAATCACTTTTTCACCTGTGAAGTGTATTTGCCGACTTTCTCATCAGAAATTTTCTGTGCCGATTCAAAATCAGCCTGCATAACAGGAATAAGCACTTCAAGGAAGTTTTCAAAAATCGGCTTACCGCCCGCAAGCGAAAGACAGTTAATTTCACCAAAGGCAACCGTGCAGACATCCGAACCGAAAATGTAGTTAATCTGTTCTCTGATGTCCTTGTCGCACTCGGTGATAAGCTGAATTGCGTCTGTGTTTTCAGCTTTTTCAGCGTTTTCATACTTCTTCTGAATCTGCTCAATATTCTTGACTGCCTCGTTGAGCCTTGCAAGAATGCCCACATCCGCGGTATTGATACGGATTACTGCGTTTTCGTCATCGCCAATCTGATACTCCTTGTAACCTCTGTCAAAAACAAGTTTCTGCATAAATCAATCCCTCCCCAAAGATTAAACCGTTGCGGTAAAGGTCGGCACTTTCTTCTCAATTGTAGCCGTACCCTGCTGTCTGTCGCCGTTAAATGCGATGTTGAACGGAATGTTCACACCGCCCTGAGCACCGCCGTAGGACTGTGGCTTTACGATACAGGTTTCAGTCCAAGCGTCATACGGACCTGTCTTCTTATCAACAAGGACTTCAAGAATTGCAGTCTTGCAGTCGTCGCCTGTAAGACGGTTCATTGCAATATCCTTAATCTTTTCGTAGATTGCATCGCCTGTGTTTGCGTAATAAGTGTCTGCGTCAATTGACGGTTCATAGCCGTTATCGTTTACAACCGTTTCATCAAGAATGTTCTTGACTGTTTCTGTGTCGGGGTTGAGTTCAACGGACATATCCTCGATGTCACGACCAATCAAAAACCACTTAGGGGTTTCGCCACCAAACGATGCATCTATGTAGTGCATAAGATAACTTCTTTTGAGTTTACCGATATCGGGTGTTGTTGCCATAATTAAAATTCCTCACTTTCGATTTTGTAATCTGCGGTAATTTGTAACTGATACATTACATTACCGATTAAATTGCTGTCGGGTATGTCATAAAGCATACCGTTTGAACAGGTTATTTTTGTGAGCGTACCTGCAAGCTCATTGTCGCCAACCGTTACGGTCAGCGTTTGCCCCTTTGCCTGTTTTTCAAGCCACAGCTGTAACTCGTTAATAAGTCCGCTGTTGGCAAGTCGGTCATAGTCATTAACCGACTGATAAACAGCGTACAAGATGAATGTGTGCTGTCGCTCCTGATTGCCGAGAACATCGGATTTAATCAGTGTATCGCCTGTCGGAGATAAACCGTAGCTGTCGGTGTCAGGGGTTGTGTAGTCAATGTACAGGACATCGTTCAGCTTTGGAAAGCTCATCACAATGCTCTGCATAAGTTCAATTATGTTCATTCTGCCGTGCCTCCTGCCACTTTAGCAGCACCCTGTAAAATCTCTTTTTTACGGTCGGCTTTCATTCGTTCAAACCACATCTTGCCGGCAAGAGGGTGCTTTGCCCGAGAATAAGCAAGCATTTTGCCTGTTGGGTGTTTCTTCTGTCCTTTAGGGCTGAAATAGCCCACAATAACACCGTTTTCCTTAATCGGGATATTAGGACCGTAAACCTTGCCGTAGTAGAGATACCTCGCATACGGTGTGTTCTGATGAATTTCGCCCGAGCCTATAACCGTTGAGAGGGTTGCCGACTTTTCAAGCACGCCGTTTCTGAACGGTGTATAGGGTTTCATCAATCGTAAAACCGTGCTGTCAACATACTTTTGCACCTTTAACACATCGGCATTTTTGCGGACTGCAAACTTTTTATCCCAGAGGAAACCTGCCGTACCGTTTTTCGACTTGATGACAAAATCGGGCGGTTGAACAATCTTCATGCAATCACCTCGCTGAAATTTTGATGTGCTGTAAATCGGTTACGCCGTAGAGCTTTTCATCAATCGACATAACCGCATAGCACCTGTGTTTTTGCTTTAGCGTTTTAAGGCTCTGTGACACACTCTGAGGGTTTGAATTATCAAATGTAAAATTGCTCTCGCCATTAATAATAATGTCCTGTGCGCTGTTCTGAGGGGTGCATAGCTGACCTGCAAAAAGGTTTTCGCTCGGCTTTAAAAAGCCGGGCAAAAGCCCTGCGGATTCAATCGGAATATACACCGTCACGCTGTCAGCGTTCTGCATTCCGCTTTTAAGCACATTGCGAGCCTTGTTCTCCTGCCAATGACATTCGGGAATGAAATATCGGTCATAGCCTGAGCCGTTGAATCTGTAGATTGTGCAGGAGCTTTCAGGGGTAATAATCATCTGCGACCACCTCTGTACAGCAAATCGGTGTCGGCAAGATACTTGTAAATTGTGTGTCTGACAGCCTTTTTATGGGCGGTTTTACGCTCTTCTTCGGACACATAGCTTACGGATTCATCACCGACGCTTGCGGATGAAATTCCTGAATTTGCGGACTGCTTTTCATCGTTATATACAAGCTCTGCAAGCTCACAACAGCAGAGTTTTACGCTTTCGGGAATATTGTTCCCGTCAACATTTTCACCTGTGTATGCCTTAATGAGCAGGGTTGCAGAACGTGCATAATAATCAAAGGCGGAAACAATGACCGCCTTTCTGCCACAGAGATATTCAGAGATGTAATAGCCTTCATCGGCATAAGCGGTCATAGTAACACTCCTTTAAGCCTCTACAGCTGAATGGCAGTAGATACCTGCCTTTTTATTCGCATAAACATCGGCAATACCGACCATACGATAACCAAACTTCCAACCGTCAGAACTCTGATTAACTGACGGCTCAATAACCTTTGTGTCAAGGTGCTTTGTGAACTGAATCGGAGCAGAGCCGTGAATAATCATAAAGTTGATATTCTTGCCCGAAGTCGCCTTTTTGTAACCGCCCTTTTCCTTGCTTGAGGATGTGCCGTCAAGCTGTTCAATTGCTGTATAGAATCTTGACTGAGGAACAAGTGTGGTATCTGCAAAACGGCTGAGAACCTCCCTTGACTTTGTTGTATCGAGATCCTGCACAAGACCGTAAAGCGGTGATGTGATGAAAAGGTGTCTGTTCTCGAAAGGAACTTCGTCCTCGTCCATTTTTGTTGAGGCTGTGCGGAGAGCCTTTACAACCTCTTCACCTGTTGTGAGAGTTGCACTCACGGAAGAAATACCGCTTGTACCGGCATACTTTGCAAAGCGGAAAGCGTCAAGCTCGGGAACAACCTTTGTGCGGATAAACTCGCCCGAAAGTCTGCCGAATGCAATGCCTGCCGTTTCTGCGTTGTCCATTGTGTCAACCGTGAACATTCTGCCACGGTCAAAGTTACATTTCACGGTTTCGTTCGTAAGCTCAACATCACCGTCAACATAACCGCTGTTGCGTGAGTAGTCTGCAAGACCGTCCATTGTGAGCATCGGAATGATAAGCTCGTTTGCGTTAGCGCCCTGTGTTGCAAGGTCTGACGCACCGTCGATTTTGCTTGTGAGTGCCGACTGCTTATAGACCTCATCAAGCAACGCTGTGTACTGTTTAAAAAGTGCAATTGTGTTTGCCATAATAAAATCACCTCATAGATTTAATAAAATTATTTCTTTTCGGCAGAAAGTCCCATAGCCGCACGCATTGACGCAAGCGGATTTGAGCCTGTACCGCCGTTACCTGTATCGGTTGCACCGACAGGATTCTGAAAAGGCTCATCAGAACCGAACATATAGCCGTTTTCGGACTTAACCTGTTCGAGAGCCTTTTTGATGGCATCTGCCTGATTTTTAGATGTTTTCAGGTTTTCAAGGTCAAGCAGAGCCTTGACAGCCTTTGCATTTTTCGCACCGCTCTTTGAAACAGCGGTGTCAAGAACAGAGTTAAACTCCATATCGGCGATTTTTATCTGATACTCGTTTTCCTTTGTTTCAAGTTCGCCGTTGAGCTTTTTGATTTCGCCCTTGAGCTCGTCCACATTGACCCCCTCAAACTTTTTGAGTGCAGTCTGTGCAGTTTCAAACTGTGACTTGTAGTTGTCCCTTGATGTGCGGAGCTTTTCAACCTCTGACACGGTTTTGTAATTATCCGCAAAGGCTTTTTCAAAGTCTACCTTTTTATCTTCGGGAACTGTAAAGCCGATTTCGGAGAGAAGTGTGTGTATATTCTTCATAGTAAATCCTTTCTGCATAGCTTGTATTCCGCTTTGCCTGCGGTAGAAATTCAGCCGTTATAACCTACGGCAGGGTAAAATAAAAGCACCTTACATATTCGTAAAGTGCTTAATCCGCTTTTTCTGTTTTTTCTGTTTTAACTGCTTTGGCTCTCGGCTTTTTGGGAGCGTCAGGCTTGAGCTCTTCTGCAAAACCGCCGTCAATGAGTTCCTTTGCTCTCTGCTCGGAGCATTCAAAAACTTCATTCACAGGTCGGGTTACATAACCGTTCTGCCTGTCATTAAATGCTGTTGTTACTCTGATTTTCATTCTGTCACCACCTTTCTAAACCGGTCGAAATCGACGGGTTTAACTGTTAATCTTTACTCTTAAATGTAATCGGCAAAATCTGTTTAGGCAGGAAGTTAATTTCATAACGGTATTTGTCCACTTCTGCACCGCTTATGTCCTCTACAACATACATAGTTTCATCATTAAGACCTATGATATGCTTTTTGTATTCACCCTTGCCCGTTTCGCAGACAACCTCAATTTGGTTATCGTCATTATCGACCTGTAATGAAAAAGCGGCAACAAGTTCAAATGACGGCTTATCGGTTCTTGTGTTAATAACCGTAAGCCTGCGTATCACATTGAAATTGTCTGCTTCCTGCGAAACATTGTACGATACCTGCGTTGCCTCGGTACAGCCCACAGTAACCAGTACGGTTGTTGCAATCATAACTACCATAAGTACAATTGCTAAAATTCTTTTTCTCATAGTATCAAACCTTTCTTTGATTAATAATAAAAAAGCACTCTGATTTCTCAAAGTGCTGATTTGATGTATTTAGTTCTGTTACGGCAAGTTACAGGCAAGTTAAGCAATGCCGTGAACAAGCCGGTTTTCTTGCTCTGAACATATTCTCGGCAAGTTAAACAACAAAACCGCCTTTTTTACGGAGCGGTTAGCTTTTGTTTCTTTGTTTTTCAAGTTCTTTAATTATTTCGTCAAGACGTTTTGAAGCTTCTTCGTTAGAACCATCTAAAACAGATTTGTTTATTTCTTCCATTCAAATAAACCTCCTTCTTGATGTTTACTTAAAAATTTATCAATAACCTTTCTGTATTCACTATCAGAACCTGTTTTTATCCTCTTTTTTCCCATTCGTTGTAACTCTGTTAAAAGTGATAGTCTGTCGTATCCTTTCAACTTTGTTAATACTTCAATGTTGCCATCGTTTTTCACAATAGTAAATGTTTTTATACTATCATTCTTAATAAATTCGATAATATCATTTAAAGAATAACTGCTGTTTCTCGGGTGATTGTGCATAACAAATAAATCTTTGCCTTGAAGAGCTGATCCAAAATCTATTTTTTCATCAGTTCCTTTAATAGGCTCTGTAATCATTTTGGACACATCATTTTTTAACACGAAGGCAACTTCTTTATTTTCATTTTGTTCTTTTGAAAATTTCAAAAGCTCCTTGTGTTGTTTTTGAATTTCCAAACACTGCTCTTCTGTATAACCTTCAATATCAACTTTAGGAATACGACTGATAGCTTTATCGGTTATCGGAGTAATAGGCTTTTTACTTTTCTCTTTTATTATACCACTTTTACCCGATTTTGCAACAGATTCAGCGGTGATTTTATTAACATTCCCTGCTTTTTTCGGGGGTTTTGAGCCTAAAGCATTTTTGCCGTTTACGGTTATTCTTTCCCATTGTTCGGGAAGTCCCATAGCTTTTGAAAACTTTACATATTCGTCCTGCCTTTGAAAATATCTGACCTTTGCGCCTGTGATTGTATCGTCATCGGCACCGCCCTGTGTGAGCAGTTCAATCTTCTGTCGGTCGGCACGCATTGCGGTTTCAAGCCGTCTTTGCCTTTGCTGTGCTTCATATGCCGTGTACTGTCTGCCGTTGTATTCTTTCGGCGTGTTCTCTTCCTCGTTCATACGGTCAAGTTCTTCATCACTGTATGTCGGCTTGTCAACACCCTTGATAAACGGCGAATAGCTGTGGTAGCAGTTCGCACCGCAAAGACCTGTGACCGTACCCAATCCGCAGACGGTTTCAAGCTCCTTTTTGCTGTACACTCTGCCCTGCCACACCTGATGTGTTGGTCTTGCACCACGGTGATAGCTGACCTCGAAATATTCCGTGCCGAGCTGTTCGGCGTTGTCCTCGTTGACCTTTGCGACAACCTGATTAAAGCCTGTCATCAACGCCCTGCGTGCCGCCACATCAACACGATTGCTCCAACCACTTGCATAATCGACGGTACGCAATCCGCTGTCGGTCATAGCTTTAACCGCTTTTTTGAGGACTGTGTTATAATCAACCGCACCGCTTGCAATCTGCATAAGTCCGTTGTCAAGAGTGCGTTGGTAAAAGTCTGCAAGCGGAGTAAATGACAGCGTATTGTCGGCATTTCTCACGGCGAATCCGAGTGAGCCTGTAATGTTCCTGTACTCCGATTTTGTCTGATTTTTGACCGCCTTTACAAGTTGTTGCAACTGTTTATTTTCCGCATAAGAAATATACTCTTTGTCCTTGCTTGTATAAAGCTCCTCATTCCTTGCATATCCCGATTTCACGACTTCGTCATAGATTCTATCAATTTCATCGTCAGACACATCGAGCGTGCTTTGAATAAGGCTGTCTATTTCATCCTTGCTCACGCCCAATTCATAAAGCCTGTTAATCTGCCAATCGGCGGCAGAGGTTATCTCCTCACCGTTAGCTTTCAAACGCTCCGTAAGGTCGGATATAATATTTAACTGTAAACTGCGGTACAACTGTTCCATAGCCGAGGGCAAAGCCTCAATTTCAGTCGGAGTGAACATTATTCGATAACCTCAGAGGATTGCGGAAGATTCTTTTTTGCTGTCTTTTCGTCCTCTCCATACCATTTCATACGGTACTCATCAGGTCGCATAATACCAAGGTTCAAATCCTGAATATCCTGCTTGCGCTCGGTTTCTTCATCGGTCAAAATGCTGTCCTTGAAATCGCATACAAACGAATAACCGCTTGTTGTCAGCGAATTGTAAAAGGCAAGAGCATACACCAAGTCATCAAGGCAATAGCGAAGTTGCTTCTGAATTGCCGTGACGGTGTTGTACTTCCTGTCCTTTGCCGACTTAATCTCCGTAGCAGTCTTTGCGACTGTTTCGGGGTTTGAAAGGTCACCGTACGCAAGACCGACCGCAAATTCAATCATACGCAGATATGTATTCAAGCCGTCCGTAATGTCGGACTGTCGGAACGCAGGCGAAAAGTCCTTGAACAGTTCTTCGTCGCCCAAATTCACATCAACGGCACGGTACAAACGCCTGTTAAGTCTGTCGGCTTTGCCGTCCTTAAACGCGGCAGAATCAACATGAATCGCACGCTCTCCGCTTTCAAATTCCCAGTCAAGCCGTCCGAACTGCATATCGGCTTTCTGAATGATTTCAAGTCCGCTGTCAAAAATCGACATACCGCATGATGAGCCGTCAACCGTGTTTTTAATCGGCACTCTGAAATAACCGAACGCAGGTCTTTTCATATCGGGGTATGTGACCGCAGGCGGTAAGTCTGCCCACTCGTCAATGATAGCGAGTGGAATTTCAGTACCGAGAACCTCGGATGATGACGAACGGTAAGCCGTGTTAGTAACAGTCAAGCCCTTGTCCTTATCAAGGCTGTGATATTCAAGCCTTGTGTAGTAGTTGTCACCGATTTTCTTAAATTCGGGGAAGATGACCTTTACAAGCCTGTGCTTTGCGTCAAACTCAATCGGCACAAAAGCATTTGCCGAGATATATTGCACCCTGTCACCGCCCAAAGGCTTGATAACCATTGCGCCTGTTGCAAGACCTGACTGTAACTCCGAATTAAGCTCCTCGGTTGCAGTTTCAAACAATTTTGACAGCGTTTCATTTGAGATGTTCACCGTCATTTCGTTAAGCGTAACGTTAGCAAACTCCCTTGTGATTGACTGCTCAAGCCTCAAACTGATGACATTTTCATCAAGCCACGGAGCTTTGCCGACATAGCAGTTTTGCCATACGCCGATAGCCTTTTGCATTTCTGCCGTAATCGCAAGCCGTAAATTAAGCGCCTGCTGAATATTTTCAAGCGGAAACATTCGCCTCCACACTCCCTTCAAAAAATCTATAAATCCCATTATTCACCTCTGCGTTTCCATACTCTGTTCATTGCATATCTGACAGCGTCAATATGGTGGTTGTCCTTATCGGGATAACCGCTGATAACATTGCCGTCCTTGTCACGCTCGTATTCATAGTCGAGAAACTCCTGTGCAGTATGCGGACAGCGTGTGTTATCAATCACAATCTCCCGTAAAGACTGCAACCACTTCATCGAGTAAACAACCGAACCGGGTCCTTTTTCTGCCGAACGAGCCATTAAACCGTCAGCCCTGTAATCGCCGACTGACTTCTGTTCTGCATTGTCGCAGGTAATCAAATCATTACTTGTAACTCCGTGCTTAGTTCTGAGCAATTCGGCTGTTTCCCTGTTACTTTTTTTGTTGCAATGTTCCTCGTCAAAAATAATGAGCTTGTGCTGACTTGGAATATATGTCATACAATCATAGGCAAACGGATCAGGATACCAGCCCCAGTCAACTCCTCTGTAAAATCTGTCAAAGGTCTGAATTTCGTCATCTGTGACCTCACGAATAACAACATTATCAAATACATTGCCGCCTGTGCCGTTAGCAATGCCCATATACTCGTTTTCATAGGCGGTAGGGTTTGTTTCTTTCAGGAACTCTGCGTCATCTATAAACGGCTTTCCGAGCCATTTTGACGGTACTGTAAGGTATGTACTCTCAATAACGAGCCTGTCTTGACGGGGAATTTTAATATACTTGTTCGCCCAGTTCTGTGCAGATTTCGGAGGGTTGAACGATTTAAATTTAAAAGCCGTGTCACCGCCACGAATCACCGACTGTTCAATCTTTCTGACAGCTTCCTCGCCCGTGAACTGGTCAAGTTCTTCAAACCACAAAACACCGATATAACCGAACGGTACTTTGATTGATTTAATCTTGCCCGGATCATCTGCTCCACGGAAGTATATTTTCTGCCCTGTGCTTACCCTCGTGATTTCGAGAGGTGACACGGTGCAGTTAAACTCGCTTTCAAGACCGAGAGCAGAGATTGACCACAAAATCTGCTGATACACCGAACTGCGCAGAGTGTCGGCTACCTGACGAAAAATACAGGCGTGCATATCCTCGTTCTTCATAAGCAAATCAATAACATTCAGACTGACGAAAGACGATTTTGTTGAACCTCTTCCGCCGGGGAAAACATATTCCGAATGTTCTTTACCCTCAATGTCAAAAAGCACCGACGAAAACGACGGTGCAACCATATTAGCCGGTATTCCTTTGTACTCTGAACCGTCACTTTTTGGCGGTTCAGCCTTTTTGCGTTCAATGTCGAGATAGGCATTGTCGAGCTTGATTTTATGATTTTCAAAAACATTGTCACGGATAATATTTCTTAATTCCTTAATAGACTTAACATCACCTGTTTTAGCCTTTTTGAGAAGTGCCGCATTTACAACGAGCAAATTATTGACCAAATCTTCGCCAATCTCATCAACATTAATTCCCATATCAATAAGCATTTCCCAGTCGGCAGGAGTGTTGGCAGGCAACGAAAGTAACATATCCATAACCTGTTTCATACTCTTTTTACGGCGGCGTGACTTGCCCGAAGCCTTACCGCCCTTTGCTCCGTTTTTCACGGCTTCATCACGGCTTTGGTCAGATGTAAACGGTATTAAATTTTTCTCATTGGGCAATCACCTCACCTCTTTTATCTGATTTTCCCTCACAACACAAAACCGCCCTCAAACGAGAGCGGTCTGTGCAATTTTTATCTTAGGAGAGTTTCGCATATGTCCTGTTTGTCAAACTTTCATAATACCATTATACGCAGGGTAAGGGTGACATTCAATGACATTTCAAAATAATTTTACGAGAAATCGAACTTTTTTCGGAACGCCTGTAACGCTTCGCCGTGCAATCTCAGGGTATGCCTTACGCTCATTTCCATACTCTCGGCAATATCCTCCCACTTCTGACAATTTATGTAATACTCGGTCAAAATTGCAATGTAACGGTAATCGTCAAGTGCGTTGATTTTACTGCGGATTTCAGTTTTCAACCGCACAAGATTGTCAATTTCCCGATTGATTTCAGCCTGAAGGTCTGCAATCCTGTCCACAATCCGCATAGGGTCATTCACTCCTGATGCCTTAACAGGCTCGTTCTGCTTAACTGATACCTGTGCAATATTCAGCCTAAGTTTCGACAGCTCGTGTTCTTTCGTTCTGATCAGCTTATCCGAACCCCTGACCGAATATAAATAATCTTTAACCGTCAATCCATATCTACCTCACTTTCAAGCCAATGTTTCGTGCAGTCAATGCAACTGCCATTGAATCGCTTTTCCATAGGACAACCGAAATATGGAGTTCCATATGGACAGGCAAAAAAACTCATACAACTCCGAGCCATTTCATCGATACTCATTGATTTGATTTTTTCAAAGTTTGTCATCGTTACTTACCTCTGCACATTATATACCAAGCTGATTACATGCACGATAAAATCCTTCTGCCCATAAATAAACACGAGGATGTATTCGTTTGCCACAATCATAAAGCCACTCAAAGTAATCAGTATCAAGTTCAGAACAAAAATCTACAATCAATTCTGACGGTATAAACTTGTTGCCGTAAATGCAGTTTGAAACTTCATGTTCAAGTTCTTCCCAGACATCATCTTCCGATTCCATATAACACGAACTATGTTCGCTATACGAAGATATTATTTCATCGGAATCAAAATCCTCAAGATTGTATTTAATACTCTCTACAACATTTTTTTCATCATAATAAAACAAATCTGATGCTGTTTGAATCTTGCTTATGTAATACCCAATATCATTTTTTACATAATTTTTAAGATCTGACGGCTTAATCTTATTATACCAAGTAGCAATGCTATCACCCAAATCACCGCTAACTATTAAGCTACCTCTTTTCTTATCTACTATGTAATTCACATAATAATCTCCGCTTCCATCAGCCCTTCGCCAATCAATAATTAGGTAACGGTCTGTGTCCTGAATAAGCGTTGCTTTGTGTGTGTTAAATTTCTCGCAGAATTTAGCGATTCTTTCTTTTGTCATTTTCTTCATCTCCTAAAAGTTCGGGATTGTCGTAGATATTGCCGATTACTTCAATTTGTTTCAAATCTTGATAATATCCAAACGATAAGGTTTCAAGTGTTGAATACACAAGACCAAAATACGCTGTTCCGTTTCTTTGTTCAAACACTACATTATGAACAGTATCACCATATTTTACAATATCCCCCTCAAAAATCTTCGTGCCGTTCTTGTCAGTCAAGCCTGTGTACTGTCCGACTGTGTCAGCGTCAATATGCCACACATTTGAGCTTTCGTTCTTGTATGGCTCTTTGATTACCAATCCTTTGGGTTCAATACTTAAAAAGCCGTACTTCCATTCGTTTCCGAATTTACCTCTGAATAATATTTCTCTCATCACTTAATTCACCTCTATTTCCAAATTAAGATAGCTTTCGTTATCTATCTCGTTTCTCAATTTCTGTCCATAGTCAATGCCTTTGTATTTTAATGCCATAGTCCTGTCGAACTCTTTGTGCATTTTAATAGAGGCATATTCTACATTGTTTTTGTATTCCTCGGTAAATTCTTCTGCCCCATCTTTAACATTTGCAATATATCTCAGGGCTTCAGATTTAATTTATAAAGTCGCTTTGCTCCGAATCCGAAATGGCGACTCAATATTATGGAAGCAAGTTCCAGCCCGTAACCGATACCGGTATCAAACATTTCACCACGAATACGATCTTCGTGCTGTTTACTTCTTAATTTCCAGTTGCTTTTCATTTATCACAACTCCTTTTTGATTTAATATCGCATATTTTCTCTGTGCTTGCTTAATTCTCGCAGCTCTGCAGTCCTTGCAAATGTCATTACTTTTTCGTTCATAAAAGGTAATTCCACATCTTTTGCAGAATTGTGGTTCTATTCTATTAAATGATGTGCAGCTGTCGCAGTCTTTTTCGTTTGCCGTACAGCCGTTTATGTTATCCCAATAGGTACAACAATCTTTTTGCCAAAATTCAGCGTACTCACTCTCAACATTTGAGTTCTCTTTCGCAACACATTTAATTTCACCTGCAAGCATAGATAACAAGACTTTTACCTTCTCCTTGTCCTCATCAGACATAAACCTCTTGTATTTAATCGTCCTGTCCGGAAGATTATCGCCAAACTGACCATTGCCAATGTATGCTCTTACCTTATCAAGCCTTTCGGTCAAGTAATAGTCAAATACTCGACCTCTGATAGCTTTAGCAGATTTATCAAGCACATCTGACATTTCTTCATACTTATAGCCTGATTTAATCATTTCACCAAGCTTCTTAATTTCTTCAGCCGTCCACTTTATGTGATTATTTGCCTTAACCGGTCGCTCCTTAATACCAAGGTCTAATATTCTTCTCTGTATTGCTCCTTCCGTTCTATTAAGCAGTATCGATAATTCTCTATAGCTATATTTATGTTCAGCAAGAAATTTCTTAAGTCGCTCATCTTCAACAGCAGTCCAAGGTGATGTAATAAATTTATGGCTGTGCCTTATATCAGTTCTTCGCTTTTTATCAACCCAATCAGGTTCTACACCAAGATAATACTTTTCAAATTTGGAGAAATTCAAAAAGCTCTGATTCTTGTATGCCCATTCCCAAAATTCATCAATATAAACTACCTCAAACTTTTCTTTCTGCCTGCAAATCGTATGTAGAGGAAGGCCTCTATTTTGTGCCCAAGAAATTTTGATATAACCTCCGCTACTTTGATTACCATAAACAGCTTCGCTCAAATATGATAAAGTTACATATCTATCTCCACAGCTTAGAAAAGCTCCAAGCTTTAATTTATTAACTTTGTTAAGTACCGAATAAACAGAGCGTGATAAATGTTTTGTAATGTTTTTTACACTAACATTTCCCCACGCAGATGTTAAATACTCAACTTCTTCTGTTGTCCAATTTCGTCTCATTTTGTATACCTACAACACCAGCCCGTACCTATCTGCTCTGAATACGGACACTTTTTGCAGCAATAAACGCATATGTACAAACCTTTTTCAGAGTACGGGCATTTCCGTATGCTACACGGATGATATTCGTGTTTACACTTTCGACAAACCTGCAATTTCATAATCAATCACCCAATTGCAGATATTTTTCAATTGTCTGCTTTGCTGATGTACTGCCATAACATACCTTTACGGCGTATCCGCACCGCGAAAGATTCTGCAACCATTTATCCTGATGTTCAGAAGTCTTATTGTTGCCGACTTTAAGCTCAATATATAAGCCGTGATATTTACCTTTTGGCACAGCAAGGCATAAATCTGGAACACCTGCCCTAACTCCTTGCCTTTTAAGATGTGCGGCTTCGGCTTTATCTCTTCTGCCACCATTTGGAACAGCGTACAGCATTGAAAGTTCAGGATGTATTTTCATTTGCACACATTTATCCACCCATTTAATGAGTTTACATTGCTCCTGTGCTTCAGACATCATTTTCATTTCCTCTCGTAAAACGGTAATTCTTATTTTTATCGGCTTTAATAAAAATTTTCGGATTAGCCATTTCTGAAATTCTACTGCCTAAAGCCTCATCAATCTGCGAAATCTGTTCAAGTGATAATTCAGATGTTATGATAGTCGGCAATCCTTCATTGTATCTGTAATTGATAATCTTAAATGTAGCATTGACATCAGCTGTTGAGACAAAATCGCCCCTACGAGTTTTAAAAAAATCATCAATATAAAGGACCTCTGCTTGCTTGTAAGAGTTGATGAGGGCTTCATAAACTTCCGCATTATTTACAGCCTGTTTGATTTTTGTTATATCGTCCTGCCAGAGCATATACTTTGCAACTTTGCCTTTTTTGAGTAATGCTCCGACAATAGCCGTACATATATGTGTCTTTCCACAACCGGGCTGACCGCCGAAGAAGAACCAATCAGAGCATTTGTCAATGTACTCATATGCTTTATCTTTCACATATTTCTGCCAATCTGAGGTTGTCTTGTAACTTTCGAAAGTATATCGTTTAAGAAGTTTTTGAAGGCCGCTGTTCTGCATTCTGTGAAGTTCATCTCGAATTTTCATACAATCACATTTGCAAGCAACCACATCATATGTAACCTGCCCGAAAGGCGTTTCGCCTGCCTTTACACGGTAAATATAGCCTCGGTTCATACATTTCTCGCACTCATAGCCAATGAGCTTACCGGGTGTTGAGTTAAACACTTTTGCTTCTTGTTCGGCTCTTTCTCTCGGAGTGAGTTCTTTAGAAGACTTTCTCGCCCGTTGGATAATTTCCTCCGCTCGCTGTGGTGACATTATTCTTGACATTATCGCTTGGATTGAATCCATATTCTACACCTCCTCTGTCTTGGACCTTATTAAGCCATTTAGTAATGAACCCTTTAATGCCGGTTCTTGTTTTTCTCCTGCTCGGATTAGCTTCGAGCCACCCCAACATCGAACGCAATTGTTGTTCTACATCAACAGCAGGATACAAAATTTTGTAGTGCTGAACATCAGATTTTGAAACTGAATAATTACTCTTATCGTTCAAAGGTAATGTAATAAAAATATTTTCACCGGCGGTGTCGGCTGCATTTGCAGACGGCATCGCATAATAATTATTTCTATTTACTTTACTTTCCTTTACTTTACTTTTCTTTGTGTCGTTCTCGGAGAGATTATGCTCATTCTCGGAGAGATTATGCTCATTTTCAGGTATAACTATATAAGCCTTTGTTTCTTCCGTTTTCAAAAGCCAATATAATCTATTTATTGTGCGACCTCGCACGGAGCGTTTTTCGATAGCGTACATATATCGTTCTTGCATCATTTTGTTGGTCAGTATGCTCTCCCTATCAAACAGCCCGTTATCAAACAGCCCAATTCGTAAGCAAAGCTTAACTACCTGATTTACCGTATCTGATTTAATTCCACCGCTCATTCGTTTCGCTATCGTGGCAGCACTGGTTTCTTCTCGCCACTCATAATAGTAACCATTTGTTGCATAAGCTTTGGTACAAATCCAAAAAAATACTCCAAAGCCGTCCCAACCCTGTGCATCAATAAGCACATCAAATCTCTCATCATCATCGAACAAGTGAACATCCCAAGCCGCAAAGTCAAGCCCTCGCTTTGGTTGTCCAGCCATTCACTGTATCACCTCTTTCTTTTTGTATTAAGTTTCAGCTTTGTACAAAGATATTCATCAAGCTCTATACCGTAGATTTTGTACTTATCAAACAGCTCTTTTTCGTGCCGATGTGCTTCATCGTGGTGCTTTCTGCAAAGGCATATAGCTTTTAATCCTATATGTACAATCTGTTCCCTATCTCGCCCCATACCAATTCTGTCAACATGATGAACTTCACCTGGTGCATTGCATATTGCACACTTACGATTTTCAAGACAACTGTACAAGTATCTGCCTATATCATCTGTAACATTAAGCAGAGTATCTCTTGTTCCGATATTTTGGTAGAAACAAAAATCTATCAGATAGCTTATGAAATTTCTTGCTACGCTTTTTTCGCAATCAGACAGCGAAAAGTATTCAATGCCAAATTCACCGCAAAAATTAAACTTGAAATATTCTTTAATCCATTCGGGATTATCTCCGCACCAAAATGCTATATCTCTGATGATTGCGTATATTTTTCTTCGCTGTTCGGCAGAAATCGTGCGTCCGTCAACAATTCTGAGTTCAATTTCATGTACTTGTTTCTGTGCAAGTTCTCTGCCGATACGCTCATGCGGTCTTACTATTAAGTTATATCCGTCATAAGATACTATGTTCGCTGATGTAATCATACTAAGTCCTCGTGTTGGTGCATATAAACGAAGAAACTGTTATTACCCATATTTTGATACAACCATTCATCGCACTTTTCTTTGCTCAAATGTGTACGAAGAACTCTATCTTCGTACACATATTGACCTTTCAATCGTTTATCTTTTATTCGATTAAGTAATTCTGTTTTTGAGTAGTTAGCTTCTACAAGATACAAATCGTAGTTCTTAGCTGTTATATGAGCGATTTCCGATGTATCAGTTGCGTATATAACTTTATATATCCCCTGTTGAGTGTTGAAGTGTAACTTCCAGCCGATATTAGGAACATCATGCCGAAGTGGTACTGCTGAAAAAGTAATATTGCTGATTGAGTACCATTTATCCTGAGCGACTATGAAAGAATTGTATTGAAAGGAGGTATCACCTAATAAAAAAAGCTTTTTGCAAAGATAATTGGGGTAAATTATCCGAATACAAGGGTGTTCGGACAGCAGTCGCTTTAGAGTAGCAACATTACAATGGTCTCCGTGTTGATGAGTTAAAAAAACATATTTAACTCGGTCAACCACTTCACACTCAACAAGTTTGCTGAACGGCACTCCGCAGTCAATCAAGACTTGACCGTCAAGAAAGACTGCGTTGCCATTAGAGCCTGTGCTTATTATCTCTAAATCAATCATTTCATTCTGCAAGATCATCAATAGAGAACTGTTCTTCATCCGGTTCAGATGAAGATGAATTGTAAATTTCAGGTGTTTCAGCAGGAACTTCTGCATCAATCATGGTATCGGTGTCATAATCGGGAGTACCGTCGGCATTGATTATATGATTGTCAGCTTCATACGCTGTCTGCATTTCAACACTCATAACGCCCCATTTGCTGATAAGCTGTCTGAGCATTGTTTTCTTAGCCATCGCATCAAAATCCTTTGCCCAAAAAGTGTAACTTGTACCCTTATTGACATCGCTTGCATATCCGGCTGAATACTTCATAGCGTGCTGTTTCATCTTATCCTTACTCCAGTAAAGAGCTTTCTCAAAGCCGTTTACATAGCGAAAATAAGCATAATATCCGATTGTTTCAGCTGTTTCACGCTCTGTTTCATCTTCAATCATTTTGATTGTAATTTCTTCTGTGAGCGGATCCCAATTAAGAAGTTCTCCCTCTTTGATTTCCACCACATTAAGTCTTTTATACTGTCCTGAACGGATAGCAAGCTGAATATAGCCACGATAGCCAAGAACAAATGTAGCTGTTGTACGCTTATTCTTTCTGTCCTTAAACGGGACCATATAATACTGACCGAGCTGTGGTGACGGAGGAAGTCCGAGAGAGTGACCGCAAAGAGCCGCCGAAAGAATTGTAGCTGCATCGCATTCTTCGAGTGCAGGATTTGTACTCACCACAGATGTGATAGCCGCCGTAAATTTCTGAATTTCCTTCGGGTCTTTCATTGAGTTTGAAAGACTTTTCTGAAAAGCCTGTGTCTGGAGCATTGACGAAAACTTCGGCTTTCTCTGCTGAATCTGATTGTTTTGATTATTATAATTACTCATAGCGCAATCCCCTTTCGTTGATTAACTGCTTAACAGTGAGTGCAAAATCTTTAAGCTGTGATTTTGTACCGTAAACCTTGAATGACAATGACAGAACTTTTTCATCTTGCTGTGGCTGTTCTGATATTTCTTCAACCGGAGGAGCAACTTCTTCAGGCACATTTGCAACAAACGGTTCATATTCGTCAAGAGTGTTGCTCACAGCCTGCTCGGCTTTTTCACGCTCTGCTCTTTCGGCTTCTGCCCTTGCTTTTTCTTCTTCAATAGCCTTGTACCTCTCGGTTACGGAAGTTAGTGCAACCGATACATTCAAAGACCGCTTATACTCGTACAGGATTTCGTCCTTGTGCTCCTGCGTTGCGATAAGCTTTAAGTCATCCATAATCTTGTCAAGGTTAGATTTTATAGTTTCTTTAAGCTTTTTGAGAGATACGCTCATAGTAATGTTTAAACTAACTTGCTCATATGCCACAAAATCAATACCGAGTGATTTTGAATACTCATCAAAATAGCTTTTTGATTTTTCGTACTTTTCCTGTTTAAGACCCTGCTCAATGGTGTCAACCTTACCTTTAAGGGCGGAATCAGCTTTCTTATAAGGCAATAACACGCAATCTTTGTAAACTGTTTCAAAAGCCTCATAAGGTGTTATTATTTCCGATTTAACCGCTTTTCGGCGAGTTTCAAATTCCGCAAATTCCTTATTGAGCGATGAACGCAACTTCTTGATTTCCTTGTAGTTTTCGTCTGTACATATCATTTCGCAGGCAGTGTTTACCTTTTTCTCAATTTCAGATTTAACCAGCTTGAGATTCTCGATGATGACAGGAATCTGAGCTACCTGAATTAAATCGGTTGAAGCAGGTTCTGCATCATTAACTGTTGACAGATTTTTTACTTCTTCCATATCAGCAGTTTCAAGCAAATTAACGGGTTCTGTAATTTTGGTCATTTTATGTTACCTCCTTAATCTATTGACCATTCTTCCTCGGTAATGCCGTGAAAAAGTTCGGCACATTCACGAGAACAGAAAATATCATCATTTGTATCTCTGAAATATGTATAATCATATCTGAGTTCTGCGTTGCACGCTCTGCAATGCCCCATTACCAGTACTTGCGGTGCGTTTGGGCACATCGGATTACACGGAGTGCTTCTGCATACTTCGCACATTTTAATATCTCCTAACTATTGATTTTTCGATTCAATATGATATAATGAGCTTGTTTAAATTTCTTTTTGTTTAATCCCGTGTTGCTGTTCCTAAGCAATGCGGGATTTCTCTTTGCCTGCAAGTTGCATTTCAAACAACGCCTTTGATACTCTTTCAGCTCTGAGTTCTTCCCTGATAAGCTGTTCAAGGTAATAATCCTCAAGGCGTTCACCGTTTGCATCACCAAATCGGCTGATAATAACCGCCAACTTGTTCTTAGCGTGTGCCTTAGCAATTTCAAACTCAGATTCAGTGCATATGTATCCGTTTGAGGATATAAAATCAGTGTAATTCAAAATATTTTCCCACCTTTATATTTGATAAACATTTTGCTAAGGTCCGCAAAATGTTCTTTTCATCAAACAACCTTGTAGTCGTTGGCATTTTCAACCCCCACACATTCAAAGCCGACAGTATCTGAATCTGTTTCAAGCGATTTGAGCTTTCGGGCAAGTTCTGCGTTTTTGGCTCTTTCGGCAACATACAATGCTGTCACCTTGTCAAGTTTTGCCTTGGCTTTTTCAAGGTTGCTGTGTGCCGTTTCAAGGTCGGTCTGCGTACTTGCAAGGCTGTTTCTTGTGTGTTTGAGTGTCAGCTCACTGTAAAAGAGCTTGTCCTTTAATGCTCTTTTGGTAAGTCTGTTTCTTAATTCCATTTTCAATGCTCCTTTATGTATTGTCTGAGTTCGTCCTTATCGAACCGCCATTGTTTGCCGATTTTGTGGGCAGGGAGAACTCCCCTCTGTGCAAGCCGTGTTGTGTAATCAACATTGAGTGCAAGCAACCGTGCCACATACGGCACATCAATTATCACCGGCACTTCATCCCAATTGATGATAGGTCTTTCTCTCGGCATATGTACACCTCCTTAGTCACCCACAATCTTAACCAAGGTCAGGCTGTCCTCAATCAAAGTACGAACAACGCTTGACATTTTCTTGCCGGTTCTGTTGCAAATCTCGGTAAGAACCTTAACGGTTTCATCTGATACGCAGGCTGAAACCACATTAGAACCTGCGGTTGATTTATCTGCAAAAATTACTATCTGACCTTTATCGTTTAACATATAAAATCCTCCTAAAATAAATGTTACTCATCATCTGATTTCGGAAAATGATAATGGTAGATGATGTTACCATTAACATCTTTTTCGATTGTGCAGTCACCTCTGTAATCGCTTTTCAGCAGATTCATAAATTCTGCGATTTCATCGGGTGTGCCTGTTATCTTCATTGTTATCACCTGCTTTCTGTTTTACCTATCTTGATTTCTACACCCAAAGCTGTTAAGAGCCTGTCGGCATTTTCAAGAGAAATGCTCTTTTTGCCTTTTTCCCAATACTGAATAGCTCTTTTAGTAAAGCCCGATTTCTTAGCAAGCTCACTTTGCGAAAAGCCTTTCTGTTTCCTGCTTTTGAGCAATATTTCAGCAAATTCATTGATGTGCATTGATTTCACCAACTTTCTATGATATACTATATGTAGTGATGAACTGCAATTCATTACGCTATATAATGAAAGGGGTCTTTGCTTATCAAAAAGACAATTTATAACTGCAAATCATTGAAAGATAACCTTAGTATGAAAAATCTTGAAATCGAATATCCGTCAGTCTGTCCTATGTGTCACAAATCTGGCAGCCCCTCGTATTTAAGCTCCTACTATATTGACGATGAACATACTTATCCAAATCTTTTCGTTCATTTCTTCTGCCCTAACTGCGAAAAAACATTTTTAGGTAATTATCATATAGGTCCTTATTATGATATAACTGACCTAAGAGGATTTGAACCGGTTTATGATGTTGAAGAACGAGAGTTTCCTAAACACATAAAAGACTTATCCCCTGATTTTTGTAGCATTTACAATCAGGCTTATGCTTCCGAACAGTACGAATTAAAAGATATTTCAGGTATGGCTTACAGAAAAGCCTTAGAGTTCTTAGTAAAGGATTACGCAATAATGTTACAGCCGAACAATAAAGATAATATCGTTAAAGCACCATTATCAAGATGTATCAATGATTACATTGATAACAACAGAATCAAAAAATTAGCAGTAGCCTCTGCTTGGCTTGGTAATGATGAAACACATTACGAACGAAAATTCAAAGATTATAATATTGATAACTTAGTCGAATTTATAAACGCTATTGTTTCTTTCATAGATTCTGATATATCCGCTGTCAATGCAGAAAGAATGATAGAAGGTAACTAATTATCCTTATCTGTTGAGAACTTAAAACTAAAATTGAAGAATTCAAGCTGATTGATTGTATCCTGCAATTCGTCAGCTTGTTTTTTTGCCTTATTTATAAGACTTTCAAATTCCTTAAAATTTGTAACCAATATATTGAGAGTGCCGTCACTTGATGAATAGTTACCAAACATTTTTTCTGTCATTTTTATCACCTCCTTAATTTTCGTTGGTAATTTTGTCTGAAACGATTTCGACTGATTCAACATCAGCTACGCTGAGTGCCAGCTTGAGCAGTACAACCTCGCTGACCGTTCGTGTTATCTGATAGCTTGTAACATACGGAATTTCTGTTCCGTCAATTTCAAGAAGAAACCTGTCCTTTGTGTCAATAAGTTTAAGTTTTGCCATTTTCTCACCTGCTTTTCGATATTTTATTATTTTATTGCTTTACACGACCTTAAATGTTATGATTAACTATGAAAGGAGGCATAAATATGAATGATATTTTATCGTGGTTGACTTTAATAATATCCGCAGTTTCAACCTTATGCACTTTGGTTCTGTCTTGGATATTATTTAAAAAGGAACAGAACAAAACCTATCTGAAAGAACGATATGAATTAGTGATTTTCCCCATATTCAACCTGCTTGAAGAACATTTGTACAAAAAGGAAATTACTTCTGAAATTAAACAAGCCGTTGAAAAATGCGAAGATATTATTGCCGATAATAAACTTATCGCAGGTGGAAAACTCAGCTATGTATTTTCTCTTCCATTAGATAAAATTAACTTTCAAAGCATTTCAAAATTAGTCGACAAAGAATATGACGATTGTTGTTCTGCTTTAGGAATTCCTTTAAGACCGTTAGATAAAAAGATGTATACATACAAAACACGAAACATAAAAGTTTTGATATTAGGAATTACTAAATATTCAATGCCATTTATTGCAATTTCACTATTATCAGCAATTTTGATTGCATTATTTGAATACTTCTTTCTTAAAGGATAACCTCTGCTTTGATAAGCATTGCTGTAATCAGCAGAAGTAAGATAATTGCGTTGAGAATAAACACTACAAACATTAAAAACTTGTTCAATTTTCATTCTCCTTTGCCCACTTAATCAGATCCATAATTTGAGCGTCGTGCTTATCAAGGTAGCTGTCTATTGTTTTATACAAATGGACGGCTACTATTTTTATAGCTAATACTGCTGAAACAAAAGCTGTGCAAAGCATTAGCAGTCCTAAAATTATTATTACTTCCGTCTTTCTTCACCTCCTTACGCTGTTTTCTGTGAATAAAGCAATGTGTTATTGTTTTAAACGACCTTGTATGGTAATATTAAACAAAGGAGTGGTACATATGCTTGATAAGAAATGCAGAAAGATTGTAAAATGCTGTTTAAAATATTATCCTGACGAAAGAATTATTCAAACAACAGATTTACAAAAACACCTAAATTTCAGCAAGATGGAAATACGCTATTGCTGTCAGAGATTGAATAAATTAGGTTTCTTTGATTCATTTCAAACTTCAATAGAAGACACGGTTCATTTTGTTCCGAGTTATAAATTGTTTAATTATAAAGAACACGAAAGAACGAAGATTAAAGAGTTTTTGATAAACTCCGTAGCAATACCCGTCATCGTGTCAACACTATCAAGCATACTAATAACGCTGATAACACTGATGATATCAGGGATACTGCAATAGATGTAAAAATCGGGTGTTTCATTAACCATTCAAGGATAAACACCTTATCTCACCCCCTTAGTTTTGGTTGGGTTGCAGTTTCCTTTAAGAAACTACATCAGCAAAAAAAATAGACATAATCTTATCTGAATTAAGTCCGAGAATTTTTGCAAGCTGTGCAATTTCTTCCTGCTTGAAACAAGTGACACCATTTATCCTTGTATAAAGTGTCTTTTTATCAATTCCCATTTTTTCAGCAAGTTTTGGAATTGTAAAATTGTTTCTTGCAATTTCAGCTTTAAGATCACTTGTATTCACTTTCTATCACCTCGTTTCCTTTAGGACACTTAAATTATATACTGCTTTCAGTCCTTTGTCAACCACTTTAGGAAACTTTTTTATATTTTTTCGGTTTAGTAGTTGCTTTTTTGAAACTTTGTGTTAAAATATAGTTACAGACCTCTTATAAGGAGAGACAAAAATGGATATAGGAAAAATGATTAACCAAAGAAGAACTGAATTAAAACTAACTCTTGAACAGGTAGGGCAAGCAGTTGGTGTCGGCAAGAGTACCGTCAAAAAATGGGAAGACGGTTATATATCTAATATGAGAAGAGATAAAATAGCTTTATTAGCCAAAGTCTTAAAAATGAACCCTGTTTCTTTTATTACTGGTGAATTTAAAGAAGAAGAAGACCAAGCAATCCCACTTCCACAAACAAATGTATTTATGCTACCGGTATATGACAGCATTTCGGCAGGGTTCGGAGTGATAGCTCAGGATGTGCCTGTTGACTATATGCCTACATACATCACCTGTCCGTCGGAACAGGATAAATATATATGGATAAATGTTCACGGCGATTCTATGAGCCCTCTGATTGATGACGGCAGTAAAATTCTTATTAAAAAGCAAACCTCCGTTGACAGCGGTCAGATTGCCGCAGTCCTCGTTGATGATGAAGAGGCTGTTGTTAAAAAGGTCCTTTACAACGATAACACCGTTGAGTTGCATTCAGTCAACCCCTACTATCCCCCACGAGTGTTCAAAAATAACGACGTCACCCGTGTTCAAATCCTCGGTCTTGTAAAAGAAGTAAGTAAGGCTTTACAGTAAAATAAATTGTTTTTTCAAAATTTTCTTGAAAAAGCTTGATTTTATTACCTATAAGTAATATTATATTCACAAGGAACATAAAATATGAATGAGATGAACCTAAAAAAGGAACTGAATGAACGCTTTAAAAACATCAGATTTCACGATGACTTGTTTTCTGATATAAACGATATAATTAAAAAAAGCGGTAACACAGCTTCTTTTCTTAAAAAGTTTATGACCAATCTTAATTTGTTAAATGAATTTAAAGATATGGCACCGTTAAAAAAGTCAAATATTTTTGAAAGTTTAAAAGGCAGCAGTAATTTGTATTCTATGAGAATAAAAATGCAGGCAAACATTAGAATATTATATTCAATAGACAGTAACGGTACCATACTGTTATATGGTTTTTACGAGCGAGGTGGAAAGCAGAAAACAAATTACAAAAATGCGATACCAATAGCACAAGAACGATATAAGGAGAGCATAAAATGAAAAACACAAACACTATGACAGACTTTATTCAAACTTTTGCCGACAGCTTATCCAAGGCTGAAATTAAAGCCGCTTATATTATTTCTGATATATCATCAAGAATTGCAATTGAAAGATGCAACAGAGATATGACACAGAAAGAATTTGCTAAGTTTATGGGCGTTACACAAGGAATGGTTTCAAAATGGGAGAGCGGTGATTATAATTTTACCATTGAAAGCATTTGTAACATATTAGAAAAGCTGGATTTGGATTGTAATTTTGAAATTTTTAAAGACAATATAATGGACAATGTTCAGGATATTAGTTTAGAGTTGAATAAATCGGATATTTCAAATTTATCAAAGATTGATTTAAATGACTTTAAATATTTATCTCTTTTAGAAATGGCAGGTTAATAATTATGGATATAAGAGATTCATTAGCTACATTACAATTATTAAATACAAGAGTTCCTGAATTAACCATAGAAAATGACTTTGTAACTCTTCCGTCAAAAGAAGATACCGAAACATCATTAGAATTAGGCAATGTGGGAAACGCTGTTGAAAAGCGTGACGACGCCTATGTCGGTGTTTTACAACTTAGGATCCATTCAATAACAAAAAGCAAAAAATCAAATAAGAAGATAGAATTTTCAATTGTTGTTGAAGGTATCTTCAAATTCGACGGTGACGACAAGGAAATGTTTGAACAGATGTTGTTCCTTAACGGTAATTCATCTCTGTATTCAATAGCTCGTTCCCATATAATAAATATGACATCTTTATCTTTTGCGTCAGGTCAGATTATATTACCTATGCTTAATTTTGTAAAAATAGCTGAACAGCTCAAACAAGGTAAGGCAAAGGTTTCTGAATAAACTATAAAATAAAAAAAGACCGCCCTGCTCGACTGGTTCTCGAACAGAGCGGAATCACCTACACAGGGTGCAGATGATGCAGTTTAATGCAAAATAATTGTATCACATTCCCTTGTGTTTTTCAAGTAATTTAAAGCACAAGGGATTTTTGCACCCTTTTTTCAAACAAAAGGAGTGTATAAAATGAAAAAACGCAAAGACGGGCGCTATCAGAAGAACATCTATATCGGACGAGATGAAAACGGTAAACGAAAGTACAAATCCGTATGTGGCACATCACGAAAAGAGGTTGAAACGCTTGCCGCCGAATTAAAACAAAAACTCGGCAAAGGCATAGATATCTCATCTGATGATACATACGGATGTTGGAAAAAACGCTGGCTAACGGTTCAGAGGTCACTGCAAACACCACAGCAATACAAAACGCTTGAACGGTATCTCAAACATTTTGCAGAACTTGAACCTTACAAAATCAACAAGCTGACAATTGCCGACTTTCAGGAAATCGTGTTCGATTTAGCCGCTAAGAACCCAACAACAGGCAAACCCACAGCGAAAAAATCGCTGAAAGAGTTCATCGCAACCGCAAGCCGAGTGTTTGAGTATGCCATTGAAAACCGAGCTATCGACTTCAACCCACTGAAATATGTCAAAATATCAAAGAATGCGGCAAAGAAGAAAGAACGCAGAGCCTTGTCGCCTGAAGAGCAAAAGCTAATAATCAACACTCCGCACAGAGGAAGATTGCCGGCAATGATTATGTTGCTTGCAGGACTGCGAAGAGGTGAATGCCTCGGCTTGCAATGGGCGGATATTGACTTGAAACGCAACAAAATAAATGTTCATCAGACTTTGGTTCTTGACGGAAACAATTCTTACATAAAAGCAGGAGCGAAAACAGAAGCAGGTGTCCGCAAGGTTGATATTCCGACCGTTCTGTCAGACTATCTGAAAAGCCTTGCACCCCACTCCCCATTTGATTATGTAGTCACAACCACCAAAGGCAAACTTATGACAAATTCAGCGTGGCGGAGATTATGGGAGAGTTACATCAATTGCCTAAACCTCGAAGCATTCAATTCACAGCAAGGCAAAATTGTCGGCATTGCTCCACGCAGTAAATACTGCCCCGACGGTATTCCGCAGGTCATAGAACCGTTTACAGCTCATTGTCTTAGACACACCCACGCAACAAATCTTTTCTATTCGGGCTATGATATTCTCTACATTCAACACCAGTTAGGGCATACCAAACCCGAAACCACCTTGAACATTTACACGCATTTAATGCAAGATGATACTGAAGCACCTGCGAAAAAACTTGATGATTTTCTCAATCGTAAAATAAGCTAAAAAATAAATGCAAGGCAAATGTTAGGCAACTGAACTTGAAAAGTCCGATAAACACTAGGCTTTTCACATATTTATTAAGTGGTTTGGGACCAAGATGCCGCAGGTTCAAGTCCTGTCACCTCGACCAAAAAAGGTGGTTTTTTAACCGCCTTTTATTTTTTGCCAAAATTACTTAAAATGCCTTAAAAGTGGCTTAAACACTGGGTTTTTGAGATTTCAAAAATTCAGTTGAGTAATTTTGAATTAAGTTAAAACAAGATAAAATGCAGTCAAACTTACTGTCAAACTTACTGTCATTTTAGTTTGCCTGCCGATTTTCAAGGAAACAAGATAATAT